AAAGACCACCCCAGCTTTAAGAATATCTGTGATGAGAGACTTCTTTGAGATACTTATCAATATGGATTTATATAATTCAGCCAACCATAATAAGACAGATAAGACTTATATGCTAAACGGCAACCTTGTAGAGTTTTTTGGTATGGATGATCCGCAAAAGAAAAGAGGAGCAAAGCGTGATTACTTATGGCTAAACGAAGCAAACGAATTACATCTTGAAGACTGGAGGCAGTTGGCAATGCGTACCACTGAAGAGATAACCCTTGATTATAACCCATCAGATGAGTTTCATTGGATATATGATGAGGTAATCCCTAGAAAAGACTGTACTTTTATACAATCTACCTACTTAGATAATCCGTTCCTCCCACAGGAGATAATAGATGAAATAGAGTCATATAGGGAGTTAGATCCAGCGTATTTTAGAGTGTTTGGACTGGGAGAAAGAGGAGCAAGTCAATCTACTATATTTACCCATTGGAAAGAGTGTGATGTATTACCGGAAGAATACAATAGGCGAGTATATGGAGTAGACTGGGGATTCAATCACCCTACCGCAGTTGTAGAGGTAAGAGAAAAAGATAATGTATTCTATGTAAAGCAACTATTATACCGCTCAGGATTAAATAGCTATGCCATTATAGATGAGCTAGATAAACTGGGCGTAGATAAAAATGCAAGAATAGTAGCCGACTCAGCTGAGCCAGATAAAATCAACGATTTATACAATGCAGGATATAGAGGTGTTATGCCTACCGTAAAGGGTAAAAACAGCGTAAATAGGGGAATAAAAGCCATTAAAGGACATCAATTATACATTACATCAGACTCGCTTGAAGGAATAAAAGAGATTAAGTTCTACCGATATATGGAAGATAAGAATGGAAATATCCTTGATGATCCGATAAAGGTAAAGGATGATTTTGTGGACGCAATGAGGTATGCAATAGACTATATGGTGGAGGGAACGGCAACATATGTTAAACTACATAGTAATAAACCATATGGATTTTAATATATGAAACAATATCCTCCGCAAAAAGACATAGACAGATTAGCCAAATACGAAACTTACGAACAATTATTTGAGGGTAATCATAGAGCCGCATTTCAAAAAAGGTTAAAGAAATATGCAGAACAATTTGAGGGAGATATGTCTCTTGTAAGATATGTAATACTTCCCTACCCCCGCATTATTAGCACAATCTCAGCTGACCTTTTATTTGAAGAACAGCCTAAGATTGTATTAAAGAATGAAACCAATCAAAACTTTGTAGATAAATTATGGTATGAGAATAGTATGTGGACGACTCTATACGAGGAAGCTCTTGTATCTAGTTATAAAGGAGATTCTATACTACGCATATTAGCTGTAGATGGAGAGATAAAAATAGACACAGTAAAGCCAGATGTGTATTTCCCTGTATATAATGAAAATAATGTAAAAGCTCCTGTAAAAGAGCATGTTTTAGCCTATAAACAAGAGATAAATGAAAAGTTTTATCTTGTAGTAGAAACATATCGAGAGGGAGAAATAAAAACACAAGTATTTGATTTCAAAGATGGAGTGATTGGGGGCGAATATAATTCAATGGATGTATTGGGGATAGAGCCCATTGTCAAAACCAATATGGGTAATGGATTTAGTCTTATCCACCATATTAAGAACTGGGGGATGAGTGGTAAATTTTGGGGGATTAGCGACTATGAGGATTTGATGGACTTATTCTTTGCTATTAATAACAGATTATCCCGTAATGAACATATTTTAGATAAGCACGGTAACCCAATATTGGCAGTCCCCGCAAATGCGTTAGATGAAAAGGGGCAAGTATCTCGTTCTCGTTTTGATATGATAGAGTTACCAGTACACCCCAACACAGGAGAGGCAAGTAAACCAGAATATATTGTGTGGGATAGTAAATTAGAGTCATCTTTTGCTCAGATTGATGTGTTATTAGAGCAGTTATGGATTAGCTCTCAGATGTCACCTACATTGTTTGGATTAACTAAGTATGGAGTGGCAGAGTCAGGAAGAGCTTTAAAATATAAACTGCTTAGAACTTTATCTTTGAAACATAGAAAGCAAATGTATTGGGATAATGGAATAAAGAGCTTGATTGAGTCAGCTATAGAGTTTGCAAGGAATAATTCGCTTACATCAGATGGACTTAGGCCAGCCGAAACGGAAGTACCAGTTATCTATTGGCAGGATGGTATTATTATGGATGAATTAGAGATATTAGAAGTAGAGAAAGGAAAGCTTGACTATGAACTTACTACAAAAGAGGATGCTATCTCTAATGTAGATGGTATAACCAGTAATGAGGCTGAGGAAAAACTTCAAAGAATACAAAAAGAAATGGACGCAAAGAATAAAGCCAACCCTTTTAGCATAATTAACAGAGGAACAGATGGCGGAACAGAAGAAGAGGATTAGTCCCGAGGGAATAGTCCAGTCAGATATACAGGTACGACTTATAGAGGCAATCGTAAAGAATGCTTATCTTGACCTTGCTACATATGCGGATAGATTAGATAAAGGTACATTGTCAGCTAAGAATAAAGCTATCCGAAGCATAGCAGATAAGTATGGATTACAACTTGAAGCGTGGGCAAATATAACTGTACCAGGATTATACTATGAGGGTATGGATAATGCAGTTAATGGCTCAATAAAAGCAGGGCAAGTCTATGAGTTTAGTCAATCTTTTGTAGTAAAACATCAGGAAGCCCTTGAAGCACTTATTTCACAGACTTATACCTACACAGATAAAATATCTCAGGGTATACGAGATAGCGGTACAAGAGCCTTAACTTTTTCAGAGCAGGAAAAGGTAAAGATTGCTATTGGTAAAGGTATTGTAAGTGGAGATGATTTAGACACTATATCTAAAGGGGTTAAAAGTGTGTTATCCGAAGCTACAAAAACTGCAGTTGTGTCTTTATCTGGTAAAAGAAACTCACTAGACACTTATGCATCTACTTTAGCTCGAAGCATACTTACAGACGCACAATGGCAGGGTACTAGCAATACCGTAATTCAGGAGGGGTATGATCTTGTGCAAGTTTCAGACCATTTTGGAGAATGTGCCTTATGTAGGCCATATGAGAATGAGGTGCTATCTCTTACAGGAAGAACCAAAGGATATACTACATTAGCAGAGGCTACTTCTAATGGACTTAAACACTCCAACTGTAGGCACTCAATCTCACCTTTTACTGAGGGGTTAGCCGAGGTAAGTAAGGTATGGAATACAGAGACACAAAAGTATGAGGAAAAAGAGAATGTAAAAGCACAGAATAAGACTACAAATAGCCCTAAATCTATCTTAAAAGCTTTTGAGCAATTTACCACTAAGATTGGAATTAAAGACTACAATATTGTAAATAAAGCTCTAAAAGATAGAGATGTAAAAACTATACAAGAGGTCAAAAAACGCACCAAAGACGAGAGATTAAAAGAAAGCCTAGACATACTATCCGATTATATACAGAATTAGGCAACATATGATATATTGCAAATAACGAGTAGTCCACGATACGGACGGTATTAAATAATTGCATATACTATGGCAGAGGATACAACCTCGGTGGAGACCGATACAACTCAGACAACTGACGCACCTGTAGAAGCACAGAAGCAAGAGATACAAATTCCAAAAGCTCGATTTGACGAGGTCAATCAAAAATATAAAGAAGCACAAGCAAAACTTGTTGAGTTTGAGACCAAGAAAGCCGAGGAAGAAGGAAATTGGAAGCTCATTGCAGAAACAAAAGAAAAAGAGCTAAACGAATATAAAACTCGTTACACGCAAACTAATCTTGAGAAGTCGTTAATACAGGAAGCAGTTAAATACAATCCTCACGACCTAAAAGCAATTACTAAGTTTATTGAAACGGACAAGGTTGTTGATGTAAGTGGTGAGGTTAACATCACAGGACTGACATCAGAACTAGATCGTATCAAAACAGAAATGCCCTACTTATTCAAGCCAGATACAACTAGTAATGCAGGTAATTCTCAAGGGGGGAATCCTACAACAACTAGTGGCGTAATATTTAAGGAGTCGCAGTTACAAGATTCAAATTTTGTATCTAAAAACTTTAAAGCTATTGACGAGGCAAAGAAAGATGGGCGAATACTAATAGGACAATAATTAACTTACTTATATGGCAAATGAAATAACAAAATCATTACTTGACTCATTTATCCCTACCGTTGCAGCCGCAACTGCTATGGAGACCTTAAAAAACCGAAGAGGAATCTCTCGATTTGTAAATACTGATTTCTCAGATGATGTACGATCATATGGTGAAGCTGTAAAAGTTGGATTTCTTGGAGACCTTGGATCAGCTGACAACAAAGTAGCTGGATCTGAATATGCAAATACTGGACCAGCTGATAGCGATGTAACAATTACTCTTAACCAACACAAGCACAAGACTGTTTTGATTGAAGATGTAGGACGAGCACAAGCACGACCAGATGTACTACAAGGATATATCAATGAAGCAATTAACTCAGTATTAGAAGCTGTAGATATCTCAGTTGCAACACTTGGGTTATCTTTAAGCAATACATTTACTGAAACTGCAAATGCTTATCAGGATATTGTAGATGTTAGAGCTACTTTAGTAAACAACAAAGCACCTATTAGCGGGCCTTTCATTTTTGCATGTAGTGGAACAAAATATGCTGATCTTTTGAAAGATACCAATATCTCAAAAGCATTAGAATATGGAACACCTGTAGCCGTACAAGACGCTGTAATCCCAGCTGTATCAGGAATGGGAATCTTTGAGACTCAGTTGATACAATCAGGAGGAAGCCCAGTTCGTAAAAGAAATATGGCTTTCCACCGAGATGCTTTTGCTGTAGCTGTACGACCATTACCAACTGATGGAAATGGACTAGGAGTAAAGCAAGGAGTATACAATGATCCAATTACAGGTCTATCTATCCGATTAACTATGGGATATGATGCTAAAATTGGAGGAATGTTTGCTCGAGCTGAAATCCTTTATGGAGTTGCAATAATGCGACAAGGACTAGCAGTAGCATACCTAGAAGTCTAATTACTTCT